CAGCGCGGTGGAGCAGGCTGGTAGCTCGTTGGGCTCATAACCCAAAGGTCGCGGGTTCAAATCCCGCCCTCGCTACGAATTAACTTTTGCTGTCCTTCTAAAAGCCCCTTCGGGGGCTTTTGTCGTTGGGGGCCCGGACGTTTTCACGTGCCGGGCTTTTTCATGCATGTCGCCGCCCTCGTGTTCACGACGGCGGTTTTTTTATGCACGTCAGGACCGCCCATGAGCAATGTGAAAGTCGTCTTTGTGGGCAATGACGCGATTCTCGAAGTCGCGGACCTGCGCAACAAGGCCACCGGGGCCAATTTGAATGCGGCGACGGTCACGGCCACGCTCGCGGACCTCGATGGGACCGAGCTGCAGGGCCAGAGCTGGCCGCTCACGCTGGCCTATGTCAGCAATTCGAAGGGCGTGTATCGCGCCACCTTGTCTTACGCGCTGCAAATCGAGCCGCGCGACCGCTTCAACACCACGATCACGGTCAATGCCGGAGGGGGCCTGCGCGCGCGCTGGGTTCTCGAGTGCGTCGCGGCCGAACGCGAGGAATGAATTCAATGGCCGCACTCAAATTGGCGAAAAACGAGCCCGACATGCCCTTTGAGCGGGCCCTGTCGGTCGTTTATCGGCCGACCTCGAAACTCATTCCCTATGCGCGCAATTCGCGCACGCATTCGGAGGCCCAAATTGCGCAAATCGCGGGCTCGATCCGGGAATTCGGCTTTACCAATCCGGTATTGATCGACGAAGAGGGCGGAATCATTGCCGGGCATGGCCGCGTGCTCGCCGCGCGCCTGCTGGAGCACGAGGAAGTGCCGACGATCACGCTCTCGCACCTGTCGGAGGTGCAAAAGCGCGCCTATGTGATCGCCGACAACAAGCTGGCGCTGAATGCGGGCTGGGACTCGGAAATGCTCGCGCTGGAGCTGCGCGATCTCGGCGAGCTGGGCTTCGATGTCGCGCTGACGGGCTTCGAGTCGACCGAGATCGCGGAGCTGTTCAACCTGCAGCGCATCCGCGAGGACCGCGACCCCGATGCGGCGCCGCCGCTGCCCGCCAAGGCGCGCTCGCGGCCCGGCGATGTGTGGGTCTGCGGCGCGCACAAGGTGGCCTGCGGCGATGCCTGCGCGATGGAGTCCTGGGACGCGCTGATGGGCGCGGAAAAGGCCGACGCGGTGTGGACCGACCCGCCCTACAACGTGGACTACCAGGGCGGCACGGTGGACGCGCTGAAGATCAAGAACGACAAGATGGGCGACGAGAAATTCCGCGCCTTCCTGCGCGACGCCTTCGTCTCGCTGTTCACGGTGATGAAGCCCGGCGCGTCGATCTATGTGGCGCACAGCGACACCGAGGGGCTCAATTTCCGGGGCGCCTTCCGCGAGGCGGGCTTCAAGCTCTCGGGTTGCCTGATCTGGCGCAAGAACGCGATGGTGCTCGGGCGCTCGGACTACCAGTGGATGCACGAGCCGATCCTCTATGGCTGGCGGCCCGGCGCCGCGCACCGCTGGTTCGGCGGGCGCAAGAACACCACGGTGCTGGAGCAGGGCGTGGACGGCCTGTTCGCGCTGCAGGAGGACGGCTCCTATGTGATCGCCGTGGGCGACCGCGTGCTGCGCGTGTCGGCCGACGTGATGGTCGAGGAGGCGCCGTCCTCGGTGATGTTCCAAGACCGCCCGCAGCGCTCGGCCGAGCACCCGACCATGAAGCCGGTGGCGCTGGTCGAGCGAATGCTCGGGCATTGCGCGCGCGCGGGTGACCTGGTGGTGGACGCCTTCGGCGGCTCGGGCACGACGCTGATCGCGGCCGACCGGCTCGGCATGGTCGGGCGCGTGATGGAGCTGGACCCGCGCTTCGTCGACGTCATCGTGCAGCGCTGGCAGGAGTACACGGGGCGTCAGGCGACGCTCGGTGCCACGGCGCAGTTGTTCGACCACACCCCGGAGCGCTGATATGGCCACCGCACGCAAGACGCCGCGCAAGACCTCCGCGGCGGGAGTCGCCGTGTCCGAAGAGAAGCGGCTCGGTCGTCCCCCGCTGGAGCTGAATCTCGCGGACATCGAGAACTTGGCCGGTCGCGGCCTCACGCATGCGCAGATCGCCGACTCGCTCGGGGTCTCGGCGCGCGCGCTGTTCAACCACAAGGCCCGTGACCAAGAGGTGGCCGATGCCATCAAGCGCGGTCAGGCCAAGGGCGTGTTCGTGGTCGCGAGCGCGCTGATGGAGCAGGTCAAGAAGGGCAACGTCACGGCGCAGATCTTCTATCTGAAGTGCCGCGGCGGCTGGACCGAGACGCAGCGCGTGGAGCTGACCACGCCCTGGGAAGAGGCCATGCGTCGGCTCGACGAGGAAGAAGGCGGCGGGAGCCAGACGGTATGAGCGCGGTCGTCGACACGATGCAGGTCGCGCGCATGCTGCGCAACGACTTCCTGTACTACGCGCCGCGCTGCCTGAAGATCAAGCTCAAGGTCGGGCGCCTGGAGGTGTTCCAGCCGAATCAGGCGCAGTTGTTCATCCACAAGCTGCTGGAGCAGCAGCGCGCGGAAAAGCGCCGCGTGCGCGCCATCATCCTCAAGGGTCGGCAGCAGGGCGCGTCGACCTACATCGGCGGTCGGCTGTTCCAGAAGACCTCCAGCCAGTACGGCAAAAAGACGCTGATCCTCACGCACGAGCAGCCCGCGACCGACACGCTGTTCGGCATGGTCAAGCGTTTCCTTGAGCACGCGCCCGAGCACGTGAAGCCGTCCACGGCGACGGACAACGCGAAGGAGCTCTGGTTCAACCGGCTGGACTCGCGCTACAAGGTCGCCACGGCCGGTTCCAAGGGCACGGGGCGCGGCGACACGGCGCAGTACTTCCACGGCTCCGAGGTCGCGTTCTGGCAGCACGGCGAGGACCACATGGCCGGCATCGGCCAGACGGTGCCCGAGGAGGACGGCACCGAGATCATTCTGGAGTCGACCGCCAACGGCATCGGCAACCTGTTCCACACGGTGTGGCAGGACGCGGTCGCGGGCGAGAGCGACTACATCCCGATCTTCGTGCCCTGGCTCTGGGAGCAGGGCTACCGCCGCGAGGTGCCCGAGGACTTCGTGCTCTCCGAGGAGGAGGCGCGCTACATGCAGACCTATGAGGCGAGCATGGAGCAGATGGTCTGGCGCCGCGCCAAGATCGTGCAGCTGAACCACGACGTGGGCCTGTTCAATCAGGAGTACCCGGCCTCGGCCGACATGGCCTTCCAGGCGGGCTCGAAGGACGCGCTGATCCAGCCCGACCTGGTGACCCGCGCGCGCAAGTGCAAGATCGCGCGCCGCGACGGCCCGGTCGTGATGGGCGTGGACCCGGCCGAGTACGGCACCGACAAGTCGGTGATCGTGGTGCGCCAGGGCCGCGTGGTGCTGCACATCGAGCGCCACGAGAAGCGCGGGACCATGGAAATGGCGGGCATCGTCGGCATCGCTGTCGCGCGCTTCAAGCCGGACGCGATCTGCGTCGACGTCACGGGCGTGGGCACGGGCGTGGCGGACCGGCTGCTGGAGATGAACTACCGCAATACCTGGCGGGTGCATTTCGGCGGCAAAGCGCTGGAGGACAAGAAGTACCTCAACAAGCGCGCCGAGTGCTGGGGCCAGATGAAGGACTGGTTTGAGAACGAGCCCTGCTCGGTGCCCGACGACAACCTGCTGCAGGCCGACCTCACGGGGCTGAAGTACAGCTACGACTCGTCGCGCCGACTGGTCATGGAGTCCAAGGAAAAGGCCAAGGCGCGCGGGCTGCGCTCGCCCGACAGCGCCGATGCCCTGTCCCTCACGTTCGCGGTGCGCATTGCGCCCGAGGTCGAGGACGACGAACGCGAGCCCGCCGACTGGCGCACTGCCTAGAAAGCATCCCCGATGATGAATATGCAGCCTACGCTCGCCGAAGGCGGCCCGGAGCTGACCGCCGAAGAGGCGGCCAACGATCCGCGCACGCAGCCCGACCTGGGCATGGACCTGGATCGCTTCACGAAGATCTGCAACGAGATCGAGTTGCAGCCGGCGTGGCGCCAGCAGGCCGACCGGGAGTGCGACTATTTCGACGGGAACCAGCTCGACTCCGAGGTGCTGCGTCGGCAGCAGCGCATCGGCATGCCGCCGGCCATCGAGCCGCTGATCGGCCCGACCATCGAGGCGGTGCTCGGCCTGGAGGCCAAGGCGCGCACCGACTGGCGCGTGCGCCCCGATGCCGAGGAGGCGGGCGACGATGTCGCGGAGGCGCTGAACTACAAGCTCAATCAGGCCGAGCGCCAGTCGGGCGCGGACCGCGCCTGCTCCGAGGCCTATGCCTCGCAGGTCAAGGTCGGCGTCGGCTGGGTCGAGGTCGCGCGCGAGAAAGATCCGTTCAAGTTCAAGTACCGCTGCCGCCATGTGCACCGCAACGAGATCTGGTGGGACTTCCTGTCGACGCACACGGACCTGTCGGACGCGCGCTACCTCGTGCG